CATAGGCTTTGACTTGGGATGAGCCATAGGCTTTGACTTGGGATGAGCCATAGGCTTTGACTTGGGATGAGCCATAGGCTTTGACTTGGGATGAATTATAGGCTTCGACTTGGGATGAGTCACAAGCAAAAATTCTACCTGATTTAATTTCATGAATTCCATCAAAAACAAATAATTGTTTTATTACTTCAGGTAATATTTTAGATTTAATTGTTTTTTCTATTTCTTTTTTTGAAAACCAATCGGGAATTAAATCTTGATCAACTTTAAAATTCCAAGATTTAATGTTTTTGATATCTTTTTCAGAAAAAGATTTAGGAACAACTTCAATTCTAACAAAAGATGGAAATATTGAACTATCTCTTAATTTAAACTTCTGAACTAAATCTTCGTGTGAATCTATATTTTTGTCCCATAAGATACCAGTTTTAAGTGCTAAACAACTAAAAAATTCACACATTTTATTCTCCTTTATTAATATTAGATTCTAAAAATATTTGGATTTCATTTTTTATATTAAGTACTTTCTTTTTTAATTTAAGTAAATGTTTTGCATGAGGTAAACTTTGAACAGGTTGTGAGTGAAGAATATTATAAACTGCTATTAAACATGAAGCATAATCATTTCGACGTTCACCATTAGTTTTTTTAATTAATTGATTTAAATTTTTAGTAGAAACAACAACTTCTTTGACTGTTTCTGGTATTTCTTCAAACTCAGCACTCATTGAGTCTACTTTTCCAGACGCAAAAGCTTCATGTCCAGGGTCTTTGATGTTATTAACAAGACCAGAAGATTCATTGTGCTTAGATGAGCAGTTAGGACATTGTAGTCTGCCACCAATCTGCATTAACGGTCTTACTTGCTTTTCTTTGAGGTAACATTCCTTGCAGACACCTTTAGGATATTCTTCTTCAATCCCCATAAGTCCTCCTATACCTTTAATAGTGAATAATAAAAGTATTTACTAGTTAGTGGATACTCAACTTTACAAGCGTAGCAAACTCTACTATTTGGAAATTCCGTTTTTCTTCTCATAAGTTCTATATCCAGCTAATCCGAGGATTCCAAATAGTACGGTTGTAAGTATAGAAGTATCTATTTGTGGAATCATAAGAGACTTTCCAGTAAATAAAGGATAAAAGAATAAAATTATAGGCTGTACTACAGTTAGCCATGTGAAAGCTAGTACGCATATCCAAGCTAAAACTGGTCGCCAAAGGGATTTAATAGGATTATCACTTTGTGCCTCAATCTTATTGATTTCAGCTTGTGCAATATCAGATTGGATTAACGCTTTAACAAGTTCTCCTTCTTGCTCTACAAGCTTTAGCTGAAGTTCCATCTTTACTTTCTCACGCTCAGCAACATTTGGAATAATTCTATCCAAAACTTTTCCAACTATAGGCAATAAAGTTCCAATTAAAGGTATCATTTTTCCTCCGTTTCCTTTATTTTCAAAAGTCTCTCTAATCTTTTCCTTGGTATATTCAATCCTCCATGTGGATTGGATTTACTGTAAACATAAACATATTTTTTTTTTTGAACATAATACCATCCATCTTTTATCATAACTGGAAACCGTAGTTCATTTGACGAATTTCTTTTCATTTTTAATTCCCCCCTCATGCTTCATCGTTGGGTTCATCCCTCCTGTAAAGACAAAGGATTTTCGAAGGTTTGTCTTTTATTTTGAATATTTCTAATATTTTATTAGTGACAATACAAGATTATTTCCCATTGTTCTTTCTTTGAATAAAGAACGATGAATTTTCGATAATTCAATTTCAACATCCCAAAGATTCTTATCAAAATCTTCATCTAATAAGTTAGCTAATCTTCTCAATTCGTCTGCGTATGTAGGCATATCACCCCTCCTTGATTTGCTTTGTGAGTTTGGAATTATCTTCTATTTGAATCATCCATTGGATAAGATTACTTGCCAATCTTGAATTTTTTAATTTAATATCAACTATTCTCTTTGAAATTGGGGCCATGCAATCAGGTCGCTCACTTTATCCAGTCGGAAACAATGCCCTCATTGTGCATGGCTTTAAAATCTAAAGTAAGCTGTTGATTTTATGATAGTTTTCGTGTCCTCGCTATATCCCCCCACTTGGACTTTTTATATACAAGATTCACCGCCTTATTACGCACTCTTGCTACAAGGGTATTAACTGAACCAATTGATATTTTTAATTTATGGGCAATTTCGCTTTGATTGTAGCCTTTTTGTAACAATTTTATCACATCTTTTTCTCTTTGTGTAGAAGTTTTAAGTATCTCTTTGACTAATGAAGCATTAATAATATCCCTCTTTTGGTCATCATAATCTCTTTGTTTAAATAAAGACTTCTTTGCTCTATCTGGATTAGCTTCTATAGGCTCCCATAACTCAATACCACCTTCCCCATGGTTACTGTCTTGTCTTTGGTGATTATAAATCCACTCCCAGTAGGCACTATTTTCGCTTTGTCCTTTAAACCATCTCTTCATTTAAGCCTCCCCAATCTCTTTAGTTCATTTAATACTTTTCTTTCAACAGCATATATAAATCTATGTTCTTTGATATTATTTACTTTTATTCCATTTGCTCTTAATATTGTTACCCAAGCATGTAACATTTCATGTAATAAAGTGGAAGCATATTCAGCTAATAGTTTATTACGCTTTATACTTATTGTTATTAGCATTTTCCCTTTATTTTTGATCATAAAATTGCCCCAAGCTTTATTTTTACAATCTTTGACATTTTTAATTTCAATTATCATCATATACACCTCTAGCTAATTTAGTATGTAAATTAATTAGTGAAGAAAGTCTATGGATTGTCTTTGAAAATTTAGTTGTATCGGCATACGGATTAGTTTTCTTTACTTGCTCCATAGCATTGTATACACTGTGAAATTTATTTATATATTCTTTGATTAATTCTTTAGGTGTTTGGTTTTTTAATCTCATCTTTAATTCTCCTTCTTTGATTGAGTGTTAGATGACGTTTACATACTAAATAATCTCTCCCTCCAATAGTTCTTAACCACAACTTCTGAGTGTAGTAAGGATACTTACACAAGTTACATTTTAATTGGATTCCATCATTCTGATTCATTGTAGAGCTCCTTTTGTTATTAGTAATAATTCTTTTTTCATTTCTTTACTTAGATAATCGGACACAATCTGTAAGGCATCAATTCTACGCTCACAGTTTTCTTTATACTTAGTTCCATCATACCAGTTGAAGATACTTACAGTGTAACCATTTATAGCTTCATCAATTGTTATGGTTGTCATTTTACTGTCTCCTTTTTAATTTTCTTCTTGTATATCATAATCTTGATCTAGGTCATCAAATTCATTCATCGAACAATATCGACATCTACAATCCTCTTCGTGAGGCTCTGCCTGCCATTCTTTTTTTGCTTCCCATCTCCCCAATGCTCCCCAATTAAATTCTGTCATATATCCTCCTTTTTATTTTACTCTTTTTTAATATAATTCTTTTACATATTGCAAAGAAAATAAACCACTTAATTCTTTGATAAGTTTACTTTTATTATATAGTTTAGCGAACATTAAACATTCCTCAAGAGCTAATCCCCACGCTAATTTTTTGATGACTTTACCTTCCAAATCTTTAATTACTATGTTATATTTAATACATCCTATTCTTATCGGAGAATAATATCTTGTTACTTCTTGATCGTCAATTTTTTTCTTGTTATCTATTCTTTGATTTATTTCAACAATTTTCTTTTTAAGTTCATTTACAAAGTCCATATTTCCTCCAATATCTTCTCAAATCTTCTTTTGTCCAATACCAAGGAAGATTATAGTATTTTAGAAACCCTATAACATGATTTACAAAAGCTTCACAATCTTTAAACCTTTTAACGGTTCTGAACAGTCTTTTATTTATCATTATAGCCTCCATATTTGACCAAGGTTAAATGATTCCCCCTATTTTGACCTATTATCTACCCTTTGGGAATTTTATGTAAATTTGCCCATCTATTGTATAGACTATTTGATCTTTTTTCTCTTTCATTTTATTTCTCTCCTTTTATTCTACAAATATCTATATATCCCTCTCCCCGCTTAATTATGAATCCGAAACAATGCAAAGGGATGTGAATATTTGGGTTTTTTATATAGATTCTTTTCCAGAAGATCACTTTATTTCACCTCATTTAACAGATTATCTAATATATCTTGATCAACTTCTCTAAGCCCGTTTCCACGCTCTTTTGAGTAACCCTTATCCCTTAGCCATTCATTTATGTGTTTTGAGGTAGTCTTGCTCCAGAATTTGTTTGTTTTTGCGTAGCCTACCCCAGCTTTATAGTAGGCAACTGGTGTTTTGTAACTGAATAATATAATCTTATCTTTTATTTCTACTTCATTCATGTTTTGTCTTATTGGGTTTAATTTCATGTTATTATTCTCCTTTTATTAAGAAATCCTCTGATCACATATAAAGCCATTTCTCCAGCACTTTCTAAAAGTTTTTCAAATCTTTTAAAAGCTCTTGGATAGTTTAAAGCTAAATACGTCATTTCTGCTATTCCAAGTCCGTTCTTGTCATATGTTATTTTATTGTTTTTCATTTAACTACCTCTATTGAATACCCTAAAGCTTTAATAGTGTATATATCGATACCGAAGGATAAACCACCAATCAAAGCATTTTCAAGTTATTTATATAATTTTCCATATGACTTTGTTATTAATACGATTTGATTATTTAATTTTAATTTGTAAATTTTCATTTTCTTACCTCCTTTTACTGCCTTTGCTCTATTAAGCGGATTTTCTTTATTAACCGAACAATCTTTTTTCATACTCCAAGTCTACCCGAGAGCTGTAACACCTTCTTAATCATTAACTAGAATGTACAAAAGGTTTCCATTCCAGTAGGGGGTGGAAGTGTAAATGATCCCCAAATATTTCCAAGTATTGCGATCGTAAATCCGGTAAGCTTTTTTCTTTTTACGTTTCATGTTAATACCCTCCATTTTTTTCATGGTCTAAGTATACCCCTAATCCATGACACCTTAATGACAACTGAGTGAATTATTGATGAAAAATTAAATTGATATATTGCACTTTATGTAAATAATCAATATAATAAGTTTATTTTGCCATATAAGAAATAAGAAGTTTACTTTAACTTATTGATTATCAACTAATATCTTAATATTTGTATATAATAACTATATTAAAGGGGAATATATGAGGGGATCTTTATTTAAATCGTTTTATAGATATAGATATAGATATAGATATAGATATAGATATAGATATAGTATCTTTATTCTAGAATCTAATTAATTGATAATCTATTATCAGTAACTTCTCTTAGAATAAAGAGAAATATATACTAGATTCTGTATATTGATTAATAATTAACTGTTAATATATGAAAGATAATCAACTAATAACATCAATTGATAATAAATTAACTAAAAGACAGTGGAACTTCTTAAAGTTTATTGCTAATGGTTTAAAAGTAACAGAAGCTTATAAATTAGCAGGATTTAAAGGTAAAAATATTAACAGTGCCTATCTTCTGAATCATAGACTAAAAGATAAAATTAATGAGATATTGATTAATAGTGGATTTAATCGCAATAACTTTATGGTTGAATTGGGGAAATTAATTGATCTCCCCCTTAGAGATGATCAGAAACAAGTTACAATAGATCAAAAGATTAAAATATTACGTTTATTCAAAGACAGTTTACCAGAACAAAATAATCAAGTATCATTCACCAAGTTCACTATCATCAATGGAACAGTGCCTAATAAGCTAGAAGCTAATGACAAAGGCAATAGCGTTGTAATAGAGACTAAGAAGCTAGATGATGATGACAATGAGTCTAGTCCAATAGCGTCTTGTGTCTAGACTCTTAGACGGGTAGGGGTTGGACAGAGGGGTTGTCAAATGGACAGCATGGGCTATTAGACCCCAAACAGATTTTTAACCAAAAACTATAATAATCAATTATATTAATTAATATGCCAACTAATAAAATAACAATAAATCATTTCAATAAAAAATCTCATTTAATAGATAGATACATTGAAAGTGTAGCATCTTCCAACTATTTTTGTGATAGCTGTTTAAAATATGCAATAAGAAATTGTTCTAAAGAGTTACAAAGAAGGATTAAAAACCGAGCTAAAGACATAATTGCTTCATTATCAGACATAAACCAATAAAAATAGGGAATAATTGATTATCAAGTAGTTTAATTTTATTTACTGGCCCTATGGAAATAAACATAAAAACCTTAGTCGATTAAATCCTATAGAACGAAAAATGATAAGATTTAAATGATAGGTTATATTGATTCTTTTAATAAGTAAATATGAAATATAATGCAGTTTTAAAGAGAGTTGAAGTAATAGAATTAAATGGTAAGTTTGTTGTAATAGACTCTCATGGGAAGATTCAGAGTCGATGGGCGGATAGGCACCACGCCCTTGAACATAAAAATTTAATAAATAGTTTAATTGATGGAGCAAAACGTGGCGAACAAAAAAGATATAATAACAGATCTTTTAAGTAAATCAAAGCCTGTAGAGTCTATGCCTGGGTACTATTGGAGTAAAGAAAAAAAGATGCTTTTTAAACCTGGGAAAGGACCACAAGAACCCACTCTTTTAAAAAATATAGATTTAAATAAGAAAAAGACTTCTAAAGTCATTATGCGTAAAGGATTAAAATAACATGCCCTTACTAAGAGGAAGTAGCAGAAAGACAATTTCAGAGAATATTCGTAGAGAGATGGAGGCAGGAAGGCCACGGCGTCAAGCTATAGCTATAGCTCTCTCCAAAGCTGGAAAATCTAAATATAAACGTCCTAAAAAGATGAGTAAATAACATGGCTAAATGGATTCAAAAAGCAATTAAGCATCCTGGAGCACTTCATCGAAGTCTCGGTGTTCCTAAAGGGGAAAAAATTCCACAAAATGTGTTAGCTAAAGCAACTAAATCAAAAAGTTTAGCTTTAAAAAGACGTGCTATTTTAGCAATGACTCTTAGCAAATTACACAAATAAATTTTTCCAAAGGGACAAAGCTAGCCTCCCAATGGATTATGAGATCGGCTGCGTAGTCGACTGAGGTAAGGGTTTAGGATGGCGGGTAAATCTCCCCCACACGATGGATAGAATCCAAGAAACCTAGGAAGTAAAAAACCTCCCGCCCTATTTAGCGCCTTAGAGCATTGGTAGCTTGCTAGGCTCATAACCTAGAGGTAGTTGGTTCGATTCCAACAGGCGCGACCATTTAACGCTATTACATAAAGGTAATTAGGCATAATGCCAACATTAACATTACATAAACATCAACAAAGAGTAATAGCATCAAAAGCTCGGTTCATAGGCTGTATAAGTGGAATCCGAGGTGGAAAGACAACGATAGGTACAGTTTGGTTATTAAATCAAATTAACCAGGATAGAGAGTCTAATAAATATGGGGATTACTTGATTTGTGCTCCCACTAATAAAATCTTAGACCAATCCACGTTGCCAAAATTCAAAGAGTTCTTCCCTAATGATTGGGGAACCTGGAAAGAGCAGAAGTCATATTTTGAACTTAACTGGAATCGTCCAGGTACAACAGAACCCTGCAGGATCTTTGTAAGATCAATGGATGAACCTAATTCCATTGAAGGAATGGATTGTTTAGCAGCATGGATGGATGAAGTTGGACAAATGAAGAATCAGTCTTGGATTAATGTCCAAGGAAGACTTTCAGTTCAACAAGGTAAATGTATTCTCACTACTACTCCATATGCTGTTAATTGGTTTTATAGAGATGTCTATAAAAAGAAAGATGATCTAGATTATGAGATTATTATGTGGTCATCGATTGACAATCCTGCTTTTCCTAAAGAAGAATTTGAAAGAGCTAAGAAAACTCTACCAAAAGCTATATTTGAAAGAAGATATCTTGGAAAGTTTACAAGATTAGAAGGTCTTGTTTATCCAGAGTTTGATGAAGAGTTTCATCTTATTGAACCTTTCGAGATTCCTGAAACATGGTTGCGTTTTGGTGGTCTTGATTTTGGAAGAAGTAATCCAAATGCTATAATTTGTGTTGCACAAGATCCTGATTCCAATAATTTTTATATTTATAAAGAATTTTATAGAAGTGAAACTTTACTTAAAACTATTTCTGATTTTCTTCATCATGAAAATTTATCCTATGTATTGGCTGATTCTCAATCTGCTCAATTAATTGCAGAACTTCAACAATTTCATGGGAATCGCCATATTAAAGAAGCTGATAAGAATATTAATGTTGGTATTGAAAGAATAAGGTCTTTATTACAAGAAGGAAGATTAAAGTTTTTTAGAGATAAATGTTTGAATACAATAGATGAAATTCAACAATATCATTATTCTATTCCAAATCCAGATAAAGTTCAACAAGATAAACCAGTAGCTAAAAATAATCACGCGATGGATGCTTTAAGGTATGCTTTTTCAAGACCATTACAAGGACTATACATACATAAACCCCGAAAAAAGTTAAAAAGATTCTCAAAAAAAGTAACAGTTGGAGATGACTATACAGGCTATTAATTAGGATGATAAATATGATTAATAATAAAGATGAAAAAGAAACAGATTTAAAAATTGAAGAAAATCCTGAAAATAATCCAATTCAAATTTCTGCTAAAGATCCATCTGAGATGATGGAAAAACAAAAGAAATTAGTTGATATTTATATAAAGAAATTTCAAGCATGGGAGAATTGGAGAAAACCTTTTGAAAATATATGGGATGAAGTTTATAGACTTTATATGAATTCAAAAGAAAAACGTAAAACTCCTTCTCGATCTAATATCACTGTTCCTATTGCTTTTCAAATTATTGAAGCTGCTATTCCTAAAATTGTTAATACTATTTTTGCTTCTCAAATTGAATTTTTTGATGTTATTCCCACTAATCCTGATGATGAAGAATTTGCAAGTGTCATTAAATTACTTCTTAATTATCAATTAATGCAATCAAATTTTTTCATTAAATTTGTTGATTTTATTAAACAACTATTATTATATGGAACTTCTTATTTTAAAGTTTATTGGAAAGTTAAAAGACAGTGGGTTTGGGAAAGAAAACCTATAAGAGAAGATAACTTTAGTATTCTTGGTTTTAAAATGGGTTCTAGGATAACTGGATGGGAAGAAGAAAAATCCTACAAAATAGTCGAAAAACGCCCTGAAGTTGATGTTCTTGATATATTAGATGTTTTTCCTGATCCTGAAGCTCGTAACGAAAAAGAAGGATCTGGTGTTTTTATTCGATCATGGATTAATTTCAATGATTTAAAATTAATGGGAAAAGGGCAATTTCCTATTTATGCAAATACAAACAGTGATGAATTAAAACCAGATAAAACTTCATTTTCTACAAGCAGGAATCAAAGACTTAGTGCTAGAGGAGCAGCAGATCCTACTATCGCTGATCCAGAACAAATTGAAATTTTAGAGTATTGGGGACAATGTGATCTTGATGATGATGGCATTAAAGAAGAAGTTTATTTAGTATTTGCAAATCGTCGAGTTCTTTTAAAAGCAGAAGCTAATCCATTCTATCATCAAAAACGTCCAATTATTAGATCAGTTTTATTCCCAGTTCCTATGGAATGGTATGGAATTGGATTAATTGAACCAGTTATTTCAAACATTCATGAACTTTGGACACTTAGAAGGCAACGAATTGATAATATAAATATGATTATTAATCGAATGTGGAAAGTCAATTCTATCGCTGATGTTGATTTGGATACTTTAATTTCTGTTCCAAATGGAATAATAATAACTGATGATATGAATGCTGTAGAAGCTCTTGAAACTCCTAATGTTACTTCAGATGCTTATAATGAAGCTACAATTGTACAATCTGATATTGAAAATGCAACTGCTCCACGTTCAGTTCAAGGAACTCCTGAATCTGGAAGATTAGGACGTACTGCTAGAGGTGCTCAATTAATTATAACACAAGCTTTAGAGAAATTTGGAACAATCATTAAACTTTCTGCTGAAGAAATGGCTATTAAAAGAATTTTAAGGATGTTTCATCAATTAAATCTTCAATTTATTGATGATGATGATATTCTTCGTGATCCAGGAATGTATGGCCATTTATTTCAACAAGAAATTACACCAGAAATGATACGAGCTGAGGTTAAATTTAATATGGTTGGAATTAGTGATATGATTAATAAAGAAGCTAAAATTAATCAAATTGTTTCCTTTATGGGTGTATTTGGTAAAGTTTTAACCCCTGAAACAATTTCTGTTTTAGCAAAAGAAGTTTGGAAATTACAAGATATGGACCCTAAAAAAGTTAATATACAAGGAATGCAAACTACTATTATGCCAGGAAATGTAGTTGATGAACAAATTACACAATCTGTATTAGGTCAAACACAAAATCAAGGGACTCAAACTCCTATTGCAGTTCCAGGTGTTCAATCTACTTCAATAGAAGGCTAATTAAAATATAAATAATTTTAACCATTAATAATATAAAGGTCAAGTATATAATTCTAAAATGGAGAATTAAATGTATAATCTACCTGATAAAACTGTAGAAAAATTAAAAACAACAGCATTTGAAGGTGATCAAATAAGAGATTTTTGTAAACATCCTGGATTTAAACTTTATGCACAATCTCTTGAAGATATTATTTCTGATAAAAAAAATTTATGGCTTAGAGGAAGTGAAGAAGAAGCAAGAAATGCTCGATTTGAAGCTAAAGGAATTCAAAGAGCATTAGATGAACTTAAAAAATTTATGTTGTCTGGAGATAATGCTAAAAATATTCTTCAGACTAACTCCGATTTAAATAACCCCACAAAATAAGTGGATAAGTTATTAGGAGAATAGAATGAAAGATACAAAGAACGACAATCAAGCTGTACCTTCAGCAAATGTTGAAGATAATACAAGTATGACCGTTCCTAAATCTGCTGACACCTCTGATACAGTGGAGCAGACAAAGGATACCGCCACAAAAGATGTGCAAACTGTTGAAGAGTTTAATGCTCAGCAACGTTATGAAGACTTACAAGCAGAATTAGCTAAACAGACTAAGGCGTATAATGAAATTCGAAAAGAATTCACACGTCGAACTCAACATGAATCTGAACTCCAGAAAAAGCTGGATAAGGTTTATGATACTTTAGCTAAAGCTACTGAAACTCCGATTGACCCTGAGCAGTTTATGCGAGACTTGCAAACATATGGGCCTAAAGCATTAGAACCTTATTTAGAAAGATGGGTTCAACCAATAAAATCTGATTACGATAAGGCAATTGATGAAAGAGACTCCAAGATTCTTAGTCTTGAAACATCTCTTGAAATTCAAAGACGACGACTTGATAGTGTTAACTATCCTGACTTTATTAAGTTAGAACCTATCATGAACGAAATCGCGAATGAAGATAATTGTCCCGTTAATTGGAATCTTTCTATTGGAGATGCATTAGATGTTCTATACAAACTTGCTAATGATCGTAGTGCTGGAGAAGCTGTTAAATTAGCTGAAAAACAAGGCTATGATAAAGCTACGAAGGAACTCGTAAAAGAGTCAAAAACGACTGTTACGGGAGGCGGTAAAACTGCTGGTAGTACCGTGCCTGATCTTAATAAAGTCAGTGATGTTGATAAACTTAGAGAAATTGTTTCTCAAATGCACGGAATTGCTGACAGAGATTAAATGAAAATGGAGAATTAATAAAATGGCAAATCCGAATACTAACCTGACTTCTACGGTTGGATTTCCTAACGCTATTAAGATATATTATGATAAAATGCTACTTGATCGTCTTGAGAAAAGTATGCATTTTGATCAATTTGGCGATAAGAAAAGACTTCCAAAGAATGAAGGTAATGAGATTAAATGGACACGCTATACTAACTTTGCTGCTAACACAACGCCTCTTAGTGAAGGTGTCACTCCAGATGGTTTGACACTTGCTTCTACTCAGATAAGTGCAATTCCTGTTCAATATGGGGATTATGTTACTTTGTCTGATTTCTTAGTAGCTGAAGCAATTGATCCTGTGATTGAAAATGCTCTTGATGTGCTTTCATATCGAGCTGCTCTTTCACTTGATACAATTATTCGTAATACACTACATAACAGTGTCACTAATCAATTTGCTGGTGGAGCTGTTAGTGAAGTTGCTACTTCTGCTGTTTTAACGGCTGCTGAAATTAGAAAAGCTGTGTTTAAGTTAAAGAATAATGATGTGCGTCCAATTGGAAGTGATTTTGTTCTTTTAATTCATCCTGCTCAGTCTTTTGACTTGCAGAGTGAAACTGGAACTGGTGCATGGTTGGATCTTAATAAATACACCACAACTGGTCCTCTTTATAAAGGAGAGATTGGTAAGTTGTATGGAGCGAGAGCTGTTGAATCCTCAAACGTACAAATAGCTGCTGGAGCTGGTGCTGCTGGTGTAGATATATACCGAGCCTATGTGTTTGGTAAAGGAGCTTACGGATTGGTTGAATTAGCTGGTAATAATCTTAAAATGATTTCTAAACAGCTTGGATCTGCTGGTGCTGATGATCCTCTTGACCAAAGATCAACTGTTGGTTATAAATTCAGTCATATCACGAAAATTCTAGATGCTAATCGTGCAGTTGAAATTTATACGGCAACAAATGCTGCATAATTTAATAATTAGGTTTGGGGTTTCCCTTGATATTATTTAATATCTAAAAACCCCATAAAGTAAATGGCTGTCTAAGGAGAAAGAAAATGGCTTTTGCAAGTGTTATAATACAAGATTTAACATATACAGAAACACAATATGGTTTACGAGTTTATATTAGTTATTTAAATGGAGGAGTTGCTGGTTCTGAATATGTAAGTGTTACTAGATATGATAGCGGTGATTACTACATTAATGTAACAATAGCATCTGGAACTTCAACTGCTGCACAAATTAAAGCTGCTGTTGATGCTCATATTGATGCTAGTTGGTTAGTAAACGTAACAGTTAGTGGTACTGCATCTAATCCTCAAGTTACCTGTAAAAATACAAGTTTATCACAAGGGACGTTAGCAATTAAAGCATCTAAGGATTTTGGTGATGTTTTAAGAATTACTGCCGATACTGCTGGAAATGCAGGCAATAGTATTAGATTTAAATTGACTAGTGGTGGAACTGCTGGTTCTGAAGTTGTTACTGTTGCTAGTAACGATATTTCAGTACAAATTGAAGAGGGAGTTTCTACTTGGTTACAAATTAAAACAGCATTAGATAATGATGTTTCTGCTGCTGCATTAATTGATGTTTCTTCTGATGGAACTGCTCTTGATCAACCAGCCCATATTGCTTCTGTACCTAGTTTTACAGCTTTAACAGGTGGTTTAGATGATACAAAAGCTGCAACTGTTGTTCAAGATTTAACTTTTAGTTCAGATGATTATGGAACTTCGGATAATGGACGTAAAATATCATACACAATTGGAGCAACTGCTGGTTCAGAAGTTGTTACAGTTGCTGGAAATGGAGATGTTACTATTCAAATAGAAAATGGAGTTTCAACTGCACAGCAAATCAATGATGCTTTAGAAGCTTCAGAAGATTTTGATGGAGTAAAGGCTGAAGGTACAATAATAATTGAAGATTATTCAAAAGCTACTGAAGAAACTGCTACTGGATCAATTACAATTACTGATTATGCAGCTATGCATCTTACTGCTGCTGAAGGAGAAGTTGTAGTTGTTGATTATTCTGCTTTAGAAGGAACTGCTGCTGAAGGTACGATTGAAGTTTTAGAATATGATGATCCTGATTTTTCAGGTGCTACATTTACAATTAATGGTGAAACTATTACTGAAGGTGTAGATTTTGATGCAGAAACAGATAATGATACTACAGCTACTAATTTAGCTGCTGCTATAGATGCACTCGATGATGTTAGTGCTGCTGCTGTTGGTGCAATAGTTACTATTACTGCTGATGCTACTGGAACTGCTGGAAATAGTATCGATATGGCTACCTCAATGACTGGAGATGAAGTTAGTCTAAGTGGATCAACTTTAACAGGTGGTGCTAATGGAGCAGTTCTTACTGTTGCTGGTCATGTTTTAACAGAAAGTGTTGATTGGGATGCTGAAACAGATGAGGATACTACTGCTTCAAGCTTAAAAGATGCAATAAATGCTCTTTCTGAAGTTAGTGCTACAGTTCTTAATGACACAATTACAATTACTGCTGCTAATCCAGGAGTTTCAGGAAACTCTATAACATTAGAAACTTCTGATGCAGTTAATTTAACTGTTAGTGGAGCAACATTATCTGGTGGTATTAATGCAACTACAGTTACAGTTAATGAAGTAACAAAAACAGAATCTACAGATTTTAACGCTGTTACAGATAATGATACTACAGCTACTAATTTAGCTGCTGCTATAAATGCTATTAGTGGAGTAGATGCTGCTGCTGTTGCTGCTGTTATTACAGTTGATGCTACTGATGCTGGATCTGCTGGAAATTCAATTGATATGAGTAAAGTCGGTTCTGGTTTAACTCTTAGTGGAGCAACACTAAGTGGTGGACAAGATAATTTAGAAATTATTGTTGGAACTGACACATTAGTTCAAGGTACAGATTTTAATGCTGTAACTAATAATGATACTACAGCAACAAATCTTGCTGCTGCTATTGATGCTTTATCTGGAGTTTCGGCAACTGCTTCTACTAATGAAGTTACCATTGTCTGTGATACTATCGGTCCTGATGGAAATGATATTGCACTTGAAACTTCTAATGAAGATGCTGCTACTGTTTCAGGAGATACTCTTGAAGGTGGTTTAAATGCTTTAGAAGTAACTATAAGTGGTACTGCTGGAACTGCACAAAAAACAGTTAATGCACTTGCAACATCTGGTGCATCATAATTAATTTGCTGTGGGGATAGAATAGTCTATCTGAAAGGCAAGGATAACCACAATAAACAATCTTGCCAGAATTTAAAAAGAGGTTAATTATGCCAAATACGAATATGGATTTAAATAATAAAAAGCCAAAACAAGATGGTCCTCAACTTGAATTTACACTTCCTTATGGAGAAGTAAATGAACGAGTTGAAGTTGGAGATTATGGAACTGTAATGATTCCAGTAGAAGTTACACAAGTTAATGATGGAATGATTAGTTTTAGAAAAAGAGGAAAAGCATCATCTCAAGCTGGATTTGAAAAAGCTACTCCAGATCAAATGAGAGAAGAACTTCCTAAAGCGGAGAGATAACGTGGGAATTAAATTTCCTAAAACACCTGGACAAGATGGCGATGATGAAGCAATATCTCCAATATCTAATTCACGTAGTTTATTAGCTGCCGATGAATTAGGTAATACTCGTCGTCTTTTAGTTGATGCTGCTAGAAATCTTTATGTTAAATTTAGATCGATATATAAATTAATTTGGACAAGTGACACAGATTGGGATAAGGGGAGTATTCCATCTACAATAGAAGTAAATGGAACAGGAGATTCAGCCCAATTAAGATTAAAACAAAAAGATAATAATGATGATGATATTGATTATGAAACACCAGAAAATTATGAATTATCAGATAGCAATAAATTAGAAATTATTGATGGTGCTGCAAAATTAAAAGCTATAAGTGGTTCCAATAAAAATTGGACTTTTAATACTCCAACAAATTATACTTATGATTCAAATAAAATAGTAATCAGTGATGGTAAAGCATTTCTTAAAGGAGTAACAGGTGTTTATGCTCAATGGCATATGAACGCATCTTCTGGAACTAGTGTACTTGATTCTGGACCTAATGGATATAATGGAACTTGTATTAATATGGAAGATAGTGCTTGGGTTGTGGCTAAATTAAATAATGGTTTAAGATTTGATGGAATTAATGAATATATAGACTGTAATAATATTGCTAATTTTTCAAGAACTGATAGTTTTTCTATTGAAGCATGGGTAAAAACATCAACTCCATCAAAAATGATTGTGGCTCGTCACAATGGAACAAGAGGATGGTTTTTATATATTGCATCAGACGGTAAAATTTATTTTAACTTAAGTAATAGTTATGGACCAAACCAATTATCTAGAAAAAGTATAGGAAGTATTATTGATAATGCATGGCACCATATAGTTGCAACTTATAATGGAAGTATAACAGCAGCAGGAATGCATGTATATATTGATGGTTTATTGGATGATGGAGATACAACAGAAACTTTAACAGATACAATTCAAGTCGGTGTAAATTTAAGAATTGGTGCTTGGAATAACGGATTATACTTTAATGGAGATATGGATGAAGTTTTAATATACTCAAAAGTAATTTCAGCTTTTGAAGTAACACAACGGTATAATTCTGGAAATGGAACTGAAAATGAAGGTGTTGATCAAAATGATCCGGCAATTTATCCCAATATTGGATTTCTATTTACTACAAATTTAGATGTGTGCACTGAAACTGCAACAAAACCATCTGGAACAAGTATTCGCTATCACTGCAGTTCAGATGATGGAATTACATGGAAATATTGGAATGGTGCGATTTGGACAATAACCAATGATACATATAATCAAGCAAATTCAATAACAGAAGTAAATACTAATATAGGATCTTTAGCTTCTAGTGGAACATTTAAATTTCGTGCTTTATTACGATCTGATGGTTCAAACAATGTTGAATTAGATGACATTTTTATATCAGAACCAGTAACTTATTCAACTACTGATAATTTATATATCGATACTAAAGATGCAAGTCAAATTGCTCCAGCAGTTATACTGAATTGGTTAAGTACAGTAGTATCAAACACTAAACCAACAAATACAGATATTAGAATATTATTTTCAGTTGATGGAAGATCTACTTGGCTTACATGGAATGGTTCTAATTGGGTTAATCCAATATCAGATGTAACTCGTACTGATGCAACATCTATAATAAATGCGCAAAATAATTTTAATTTACTTCCATTAGGTTCTAATACTTTAGACGTAAGATTATTTTTATATACATCTAATTCTTCAATTAGACCATTAGTAGAGAATATAAATGTTATATCTAATGTTGGATATGAAATATCTGGAATTTATGAAACAAATATTGTTGATTCAAATATTACTAGTTTAGAGTGGGGAATTGTAGATTTTTCTTCCGTTATCCCCTTTGGAACATCTATTATAATTACAGCAAGAGCCTCTAATTTTTTAAGTGATATGGGTTCTTATGGAAGTCCCCTTTCTATTGGAGACAGTTTAGGGGCAATAGGAGAATTTATACAATTTAAAATTGAAATGAGTGGAACTCCTACAATTAGACCTTCAATAGATTATTTATCAGTTCAATATATAAATCCATCAATTCAAGAGGTTCATCCATAATGTTTATAAGTAATTTTCAAAATAAAATTAAAAAACTAAATAAGCAATTACATTTTATTGCTCCAACTAATTTATCTAAACCAATTGCTTTATGCCAAATTACTGATAATTCAATTGAACATATATGTGGAACTGATAGAAATAGCACTCCAGAATTTCCTATTTACGATAAAAAAGGACATATTTTTAAATCTGGTTGGAGAAGAGTTTTAATGATCTTATTGTCAAAAAAGTTAATAAATAAAAATAAAGCAGAAATTTTATTTTCAACAGTTTTAGATGGGCGTAAAAAACCATATCAGATAGAAGAATCATCAATTGATAGAGCTTTAAGACAAGCAGCAATTCCATATGATAAGGATGGAATAGATATGAAAAAAGATGATTTAATGGATATTGGTGCTATGATTAGGAAGGAGAGAGAACATGCTTGTTAGTGAAATTATAACAGATGCAAGAAAAGAACTTTTAGAATATGGAACACAGTTATTTTGGTCAGATGATGAACTTCTTCGATATTATAATAGAGGAGAACTAGACTTTGTTAATCGTACTAGACTTTTAGAAGATACTGCCTATCTCTCTCTTACACAAGGCATATCTCGCTATCCTTTACCCTCTAATTGGCTAAGTTCAAGAGCAATTTTACATAAATCTGAAGATTCTAGTAGGAATGTTAGCTGGAGAAGAATTTGGCCTAGAAATTTAGAAAAAGTTGTACAAGAAAGATCTAATTTTCTAGATACTTCTACTAATGCTCAGGGTAGACCGATAGTTTATTTTATTTGGAACAAAGAAATTTATATTTTACCTGCTCCAGATACAGAATCAGCTACTCAATTGATTTTATTCTACAAATCTAAGCCTCTTCCTATAACTGCTCCTTCTACAGAATCAGTTAGAATAGATAATAGTTTATCTGAAGGATTAACAGCTTATATTTTATGGAA